TCCGGTATAAAATTCTTTACTGACATTATATTATTCCCATTTACTTACTGAATTTTTCATTTTTGTTCTAATCGCCGAGCTTTCTTTTTCGTCTTCGCTTAAAGCCATATAATCGGATCGGCTTATAAAATTATCACCCGGTTCATTTTGGGCTGGCTTTTCTGGTGCCTTGCCCTGTGCTTTTATTTCGCCAAACAGATAATCATTATCTGATTTAGCTTTGTCTAACTGGTCATTTAAGCCAAGAAGATTATCGCCGTCTAATTTAACTACTTCTAAATCTAATAAGGCTTTAACCGCTTTAATATTTTTAGCTCCTGATTCTCTTATTGCATTCTCAATTTTAGTTTCTTTGTTTAGAATTTCGAGCTTAGACTTCCAATCAGATTCTATTTTTTCAGTGTTGGACTTTAGATCATTGATTTGCGTTTTCAATTGTTCATTTTCACCTGTCAAAGATTCAAATTCTTTTAGTTTGGTCGTGACGTTTGTTATTTCGGATTTATAATTATCAATCTCGGTAGTTAGTTTTTTCTTTTCATCGTCCAATACATTTTTCGGTATATAAGAGCCATCGTTACCTACAACTACTTTTAAATCTGATTTTTTTAACAAATCCTCGAACTCTTTGGCTTTTTCTCCTAATGCTTCAATTATCTTTTTGTCCATTTTATATCTCCTTTGTTTTTATGCTGATTCTCACAGCTGGAACCCGTCTTGTAGTTTTTGAGGTTTCCCGCCCCGACGGTAATTTATTTTATTTTTTTCTTGCATCTTAAATTTATTTTTTGTAACTTGTGTTAAACTTATTTGAGGTTGTTGTGGTTGAATATATGGTAGTTACTTTAGTTTCGGTTATCTTTCTGCTGTTCCTAGATCTGGTTATAAAAACATTTGTGAAGAATAGGGATTTTTTTACGCTCTGTCTTATTCTACTTCTTTTAGTTAGCTTTATAATCAGTATGTTTAATTAATGCTTATAATTAGCAATTGAATATAAGCATTTTTTTAATTAAAGTCAAGTAAACAGCTTTTCACCGAACTTGTTTTTAGCCATTCCTTGACCATCCGCCCAATCTTTGAACGTTAAATCTTGTGGGGCGGCTATTAATGCGTCCCCGTTTTCATCAAACAATTCCGTCCTCGTGGTTTCTCTGTCGTTAATATCATATTTAGGTACTCCAGTATTGCCCGGAGTGTCTGATTTAACCCCGTTGGGGTAAGTAAAAAAACCGTTTTTATCCGCTACTTGCCCATCCATTTGTGCCGATTGTGAACGTGTTCTATTATCTAAAGTCGCTTGTAAAACACGCCTTAATTCAACCCCTAAATTTTTAGCCGACTTTTCAGCAAACCTAAAAGCATCCGTCCTGCCTTGGTTTAATACTCTGTGTGTTTCCGTTCTTGCGATACGCCTTGCGTCTGTGAATCCACCAGAAACACGGGTTTTCTTATTTATAACGTCAAACTCAACAAAACGATTGCGGATATTTCTGGCTGTTTTTAATACACCCTCCCCAGATGTTAACCCCTGTGTTAAATCATCTTCAATCTTAGAAAACATCTGTGAGTTATTACTGGCATTTCTAGTTTTCCAAGTTTTTTTGTATTTTTTTGAATATCTAATGCTATTAAGTTTCGATTCTGGGATTTCTTGAAACCCGAAGTTTAATGATGTTGGTTGCTCTAAAGCCCACCCCTCACCGTAATATGATAAAGCGTATGAACTTAAAACCGCTGTTTCAATAAGTGAGAATGTCCTTCCGGTTAACTTTTTAATCTCTGATTTTATGCTATTTAGGGCTTTTTGATAATCGCCCGATAATTTAGCCTCGGTTAATTGCATCCCTTTATCTATTTGCTCTTGTGTTAACTTGGGGAGTCTTTCATAGAGCTTATTGATTATATTAGAAACTTTTTTTGAGCTTAATTGGTAATTATTTAATAATTCTCTCTCAGTGCTTCTTAAAAGCCTGTTTAATATCTTGTCAATTTCTTGTTGATTTTTTAATATTCTATCATTAATAGACATTATTCAGCATCTTCCACGGGTTCAAATTCTTCTGTATTACTCAATCTTTCTTCTTTTATCTGGTCTAGTTCCGATTCAACATCCTCAACAAATGGATCGTTTTTAAGCTTTGTTTTTAGTGATGCGTTGGACTTCATTAAATTATCTACTAGTTGGGCTTCGTCGATTATCATTGAAGTGTTAAATGTTATATCTACTTCATAATCGGGTACTCTTTTATCTGTTTTATTTAAGAATATAGCGTAAAACCCAATAAGTTCTTTTATTACTTGTTTTATTGATCTCATTAATGGTTTTGCTTTTGTTTCGAGTGCAGAATATTGGAATGTCAAGCCTACACCTGTTTGGTTCCCGGCTTGGTCTTTCGAAACCCTAACACCCTGACCATATTCATATATTTCTTCTTTTAGAATACCGATTATTTTTTCAGTTGCTTCCACTGGCATTTCCGCCTGAATAGCATCAACCCCACCCTGACCATCTACAAAAGCAATTTTTTGGGTTTTTAACTTGGTTCTTACTCTTTCGGCTTGGTCTACCTGTTTGGATGTGTTTTCGTTTCTATCAGCGTATCCTTTTATTACATATATAATTTCTTGGATATCTGCTAATGTATTAACACCTTTAGAACGGATCATATTAAGCCCGTCAATAAGACCTTTGTATTTGATTAAATCAGATTTTTCTTTATTGTTGTTTTTTAGTTTAATAAAGGGGACTAAACCCCACCCCTGCCCCGTTCTTGAATCTGGGTTAGTTGTGTTAAAAGTATTAAAATGGAACCTTTCTTCTACAAGTACAAATGTACCCTTTTCTATTTTGCCTGTGCTGTAAGTAGTTTTAATTGCTTCATATATTTTGACAGTCTCTTTATCCCAAATTTCAAGAGTGAATTTAAGTTCTTCGGTTACGTTGCCCCGGCCAGTTATTATTTCAGTACTATAATACCTATACATCTTTTCTAGTGTTCTAAGATACTGTGTCTCATAGCTAGGCACGCACTCAATAGCACTTATTATAGTATAATCAAATTCTCCTGACTCGTTAACAAAAGGGTGTAGCCACTCAACACCTTTGTTTGAAGCTCCCTGCACCTGTTCCCTGAGTTCTTCGAATAATTTATCCGTTAATAGGTCCTCTAAATCGGGATTTTCGGGGCTTATTGTAACCGTGGGATTTTTCCCTATAATATAGTCTTTCTTTTGGTCTACTAAAAGAGTGTGATCTGATCCTTTGGCTTTTATATTAGAAGCTGAATAATCAAATGCCGTTTCTGACTTGTTTTTATAATAAAGTCTGAAGTCGTGGCTATCGATATCGGGTTCGTTTATGTAATATTTTTCACCCTCTTTCATTTCTTTTTTAGACTTTGAATTTATATCATCGTCTATAAGATTCCATAGTGTTTGGGAATTAGATTCTACCGAACCCGCTTCGAGTTGTCTATTTATTTCATCTGATTTAGTTAAATACATTTTTTCTCCTAGAAATAAACACCCGTTTTTTCCATATCATCTTCACACATATAACGTGCCGTGTCTATTGAGTGATTGTTTTTATCTTCTAATTTTGCTTTTTGTTTGCCGTCTTTATCTACTTCGTAATCTATCATTTCAAATTCACTGGCAGTATTAGGACATCTTCCAGGGTCAATTATTATAGCATCTAAATCATCAAGCCATTTTTCACCGTATTCGACTGACCCCTGACCTTTTCTAGCCCCTTTTATGCTTATCCCTGATTCCTTTAGTTCTGCAATTGATTTTGGCTCCGCTGAATCTGCAATTATTAGATCATATTCATAGCCTTTTGACCTAATTCTTTCCGATAATTCCCTATTCGACATTTTTACGCCATAAATTTCATCGAATATATATAATTTGCGTCTGGTTCTATCATAGTGGGATCTTAAGAAACAAGCCGGATCGACTGCATAACCCCAATCAATACCCTGTCTTATATTATCAAATTGCTCTATTTCTTCGTTGGTTATCGGTCTAAATTCTAAGTTTTCAAATGGTATAACACCACCACCGATAGGCTGTCCACCATAAACCCAGTTATATTTATTTATGTTAGATTCTTTTAACTCATTTATAGACGTTAGTGTTTGTTCTGATAAATGGAAGTTATCTAAATAACTGGAATGGTGTATATATACATCTTGCGTAATAAATTGTGTTTCAAACTTCTTATTAACCCAGTTTTGTTTTCTTTTAGGTGGGTTGTATGAATAAAAGATTCTGTATTGTATCCCATCTGGCAAAGTGGCACGTAAAATTGAATCGTTTATTACTTGAACTTCTTCTTCGGTCTTAAACTCTGATATTTCTTCAAACCAAACAATCGCTATCGGGTATTTAGACGTTTTAATCGATTTAATCTTTAGCGGATCGTCTGCACCTCTGAAAATAATATAATTACCCCTTGACAAATAGACTATTTTTAATGGTTGTTTGTAGCACCTGAAAGAACCTTCTAAACCCAACCAGTTTATTGCTTCTTTAAGTTGTTCATAAACTGATTCCTGTAAAGTAGCACCAACCTTTCTTATTGCCAATCCATTAACAGGCAGCATAACAATTAAGAGAATGAACATTATAGAAATATTACTTGATTTTGCTGAGTTTCTTCCGCCTTTACATACGAAAAAAGTCTTAACAACATCTTTGAGTTTGCCAGACCTTACTACTTTCCATAAATCGTGAAAAGATGGGAGTATAATATTTTTGAGACCGACATCACTCAATATCATCCCTTATTATTTTTACACCGCCGGAGTGTTCAAATTCCTGTTTGTCAGTCCAATCGAAATTCTTTAGTGCAAAGATTGCGCCAGTAGCACAACCCGGTTTTAATAAGTGATTTTCATATACGTTTTCAATAAAAGTTCTAGCTCTTTTTATTGTGTAAGAAAACATTTCGTTTTTTTCATAATCGTACATCGACTGCCTTGATTCGAACCCTAAATGCAAGGCTAAACCCGTTAATGTCGGGTGTGCTTTTTCTTCGTTTTTGATTAATTCAAAATATCCATCAATCTTTTCTTGGAGTTCTTTTATCGTTTTATATTTAGGTGGTCTACCTGTTTTCATTTCTGTTTATCTGTTAGTTTAGACATAACTTATATAATTTTTAATTCTTTAGTTAGATGTTTATGTGATCGTTCATATAACTCTAAAGCCATTTCTGTGTCGATTGGTAAGCCATACAATTTTAAGTTGCAGTCTATTTCTACGTCTGCCAAATCACGGATATAATTTTCTACTTTTAATATAGGTATTGTTTTATCATTGAAGTCCTGCTCGATTGTAATCGAACGCCACGGAATATCTACCCCGTCGGCGTTTAATGAATAATTGCCATTCTTTTTATCGATGGTTAATTTTACTTTATTCATTTTTTTACCCATCCGTTATTTTTTTCTTGACATTAATGTATGTTTTTTATAACTTGTGTTTGAGTTTAATAAATTAAAGGTGTAATTATGGTTGATAGAGTAATTGAGTTTTTTATGGAGAAAGTCGCACCTCCATTAATGCTTTTGATCGCAATCTACGTTATTATAATCTATTTAATATAAT